TAGCGGTAGCGCCACTAATATCCAACCACGCCCTTCCATTAGCCTCATCAGTTAGCCTCTCCTTCTCAAGTAAATCCTTGTATTGGTCGGGGTATTGCTGTGCCAGCTTGGTGAGCGCTCGCGCTCTCGCCCTCTGATAGTTGCGTAGCCATACCGCACGCTTCTCAGAGTTCTGCCTTCGTTTATCTATTGTTTTCATTGAGCTTATCCTCCCACACTATAAGCAGGTAGGCAAGAATGGTCGCCACTATTACACCTAGAAATATCACCCTCTACTCCTCTCGCTTGTGATAGTAGCCAGCACTAGAGCTGTGACTTCTATCTTGTCGGTGACCAGCACAGGGTTCTCAATGTCCTGCTCATTCCATACACTCACAAAAATAGAGTTATCTAGCCCTCGTCTGAACCATTCAACGGCTTCACTCGGGCTTGCTCCACCCCACGCAATATCTCCCTTGAAATCCATTACCTCATAGAAATTAGTTAGTTTCATACTCTTTCCCTCTCTATTTCTGTGTCGTTGAGATACTGAACATAATCAAAGTCTTGGTAGTGCTTACTCAAAGGCTCTACGAGCGCGTCAATGAAGCGATCCATAGTTTCTTGGTTGAACTCTTCCTCCTCCTTGAGGCATTGGATAGCGTCAGTAATACTCAGGTATTCATCGCGGTTCATTAGTTTTCTCCTCCTTGTAGTTGATTAGTTGTAGTTCATTCAAGGCGTTCACCATACGGATCAGGTTCGCCCCTGCTTCCTTGCTATCTCCCTCTACCATTTGCTTGATAGCAAGGTCACGGCATAGGTCTGCCTTTGCTTGATAGTATTCCTTATTCACTTGCTTCCTCCTCTACTGATAAAACTTGCCACGAGTTTTCCGCCCCTATAAGGAGCGCACCCCACGCTGGCTTGAATAGTTCCTCCATTGTTCTTTCGCTTTCAATTTCTAAAGTCACCACATACTTACTCATTTACTTTCCTCCTCCATTTTGATTAGGTCGTCTATTTCAGGAGAGTAGGCTACTCTATCCGCCTTCTCCTCCTCCATACCACACGCGGTTTCGGCGTGCTTTGTTAGTGTGCGATCAGAGAAGTTCCACCCACACACGCCACAAGACGGACTCATAGCGACACCTTTCCAAGAGCCAAGAGTTCTCCCTCTTTACTAAACTCTGCGTCACAGTTTCCGCAATACTTAGCACCGCAGTCGCACTCGTAATCGTCAGTATCTAACTCAAACAACTCATCACTTCCGCACTCTGAACACTTCATTACTCGCCCTCTCTCTCTTTGATTTCTACCTTACTCATTACCCACAGCACCGCCCCGATTAGTAGGGCAATACCTAACACTTGCGCGGTGGCTTGCCACCCTCCGAGATATATGTCGAACACTATGCGCTCACTTCCTCTTCTGCTAATTCCTCTTCCAATTCCTCAACGGCTTCGTTGAATAGGTCGGTGTAGTAGAGATATAGGTCGAGAGACATAAGGTTGTAAATACCGCCCTCCCCTGTTCCTAGTTCAAGCGCTCCTCTGTCGTTGTATTCGCTAGGCATTTCTTTCCATTCTTCAATAATGCGGTTGTAATACACGGGTAGATAGCCGTCCACCCATTCGCCCGAGCGGTCTTTGATATCCTCAATATCTTCCCCATTGGATAGGGCGGTGCGGATTTCTTGCTTCATCTGTTCTACTGTTGTCCTGCTCATTGTCTTATCCTTTCAATGTGGGGTCTAGCAATTTGCTAGTTCCTCCCCTCCCCCGCAGGATAGTCTAACCCTGCGAGGAAAGGCAAGCACTAGACGGCTAGTTGTTGTATCGCCTCCTCCGTAAATAATTCCAGAAGTTTCCAAGTCTCATCTTTGATATTGTTGTCAAAATTAGGCAGGTGTCGGGCGATTACCTCGCCAAAATCCTCCACCATAGCCAAAAAGATCTGCTCTCTATTTTCTGCGTTCATCTCTTTCCCTTTCTCGCTCTAATTACCCATAACGGCGGATTGTTCTTGAGGTTATCCAGCTCGTTCTTATGCTCCTCGCATAGGGTAAAAGTGTCGTTCTCTAACTCACAAGCGCATTCGCTCATTTTGTCTCCCCTTTCTTATAGTTGTATTGAGTTTCTAAACATTTTTTTGACCTGCTCCGCCGTAGGTTTTGGCTCTCTCTCCCATCTCTCCGCGTGACACGCGAGGCAATAACTATCGGGGAAAATTTCTAACGGGTGAACATCTACACCGCATTGTGAACACTTAGGCATTATTTAGCCTCAATTTCTCTCACGCACTCACCGCAGGTTTCGCCAAATGGGAGGACTACACGGGCAGAATTTATGTCTTCAATCTTGTTTCCGCATAATTGGCAGGTGAAATCTTCCTGCTCATAGATGTATTCGTGGCAGGTGTCGCAGTGAGTACCTGCGAAAGTAGAGTGATAGTTTTCTTTACAGGTGGCGCAACTATTAGCGCAGTCACCTAGATGAACTGTAGTCATTTTTATCCTTTCAACGGGGTTCTAGGTCTAGAACCTCCCCACCGCCCACCCGTGAGGGTGAGCGATAGGCAAGCGCTAGAGTGATTCGTAAGTTCCTTTCATTACTGTTTTGATGTCTTCCATTTCTTTAGCCCACTTACAGCGAACAGAATCCCAATAATTTTGGTCTGATGAGTTGTCTGCCTTGAGTTGCTCATCTCTAGCCCATTGGTATTTCTTTTTGGCGTAAGCGTAGTTTTCATCTGTTTTCTCTAGCCATTCCTCAAAATCAACGAGGGGGGCAATAGCCTCTTTCCAATTCATTTTTATCCTTTCGTGGCGGTGTTTCCGCCTCGTTGAGGCGAGGTTACCATAGGCTAATCTATCCACGCAACACCAAACGAAAAGATTTTTTGGTCATAATCGGTCAATCCTTTTAGCAGTTCTAGCTCGTACAAGTGTTCTATTCCGCAACGAAAGTGTTGCGTAATTCAGAGCTAAGTTACTTTGAAAAGAGATCGGGTAACTTGAGAGAATTCCTGGAACTATCTGAGAGCTGAAATAGTGGGGCGTAATCGGATTAGCAGGGCGGATATTTATTACAGAATGGAAAGATTATTAGGCGCGAGGGAGCGCCGACGGGGTAGCAAGCCCTTCCACTATTCCCCACTTTCCCCCACTTATCCACAGGGCAGGGTTAGTCTGTGGATAACTCAAGCCGTAGAAAATACAGACCCGAGGTTGATAAAAAACGGAGGGACTGTATGTATGTACCAGCTACAAATATCTCCACTAAAGTGGATCCATTTTCCGTATTGTCCGTATTATATGCCTATATCTGTGACGTTAGTCACATCTATAAAGATTTTTGGAAGAAAAGCGGGAAACCGCTTTTTTTTCCTGCCTAATACAGTATATGGGAGCAAATGCGGAACAGCCCTAGCATTTGCGACGCTACGCTCACGCTACGCCCGTTAGGGAGGTAGCAGTGAGCGCTCCTAACGGAGCGAGGCCGAATCGTATGATGAGGCTCAAGCGGAGCCTCTTTTAGTTGGGTGTATTCTATCTATACGCCCGTTAGGATGAAATGCCAGAGAATACCTCCGATATAGCCAAGCGAGTCATCCTCTCTGCTATCGCAGAAGGTATGACGGTAGAGCAGGCTGTCGCCTCTGCTGGTAAATCCTATAAGTCTTATGAGTATTACCGCCGTACCGATCCGTCCTTCAAGGACAAGGTAGACAGAACTAGGCTAGGCCTACGCGGAGCTTCCTTTATAGAGAAGACTCTAGATGACCTGACATTCGCTCAGTTCAGAGAACGCTTCCTGCGTTCCAAGACTTTCTCTCATCAGCAGAACCTGATAGATGTAATCGAAGGTAGGGACCCAAGCTGGCTCCATCCGTCAATGAAGTACGAAAAGGGTCTGGCAGATAACCGCATCCTTATCAATATTCCTCCTAACCACGCCAAGTCAATTACGGTCACCGTAGACTACGTAACCTGGAAGATTGTCAATAACCCGAACTTTAGAGTTCTCATAGTTTCCCAAACCCAGCGTCTAGCCGCAGACTTCCTTTATGCTATCAAGCAGCGACTGACGCATCCAATGTACGAAGAACTACAGCAGGCATACGCCGCTGGGGTTGGGTTCAAATCTAAGACTGCCTCCTGGCAGGCCACCCGCGTCACCTTCGGTGATGAACTACGTGAGTCATCGGAGAAAGACCCCAATATCGAGGCAGTTGGTATCGGTGGTCAAATCTACGGTAAGCGTGCCGATATGATTCTCATAGACGACGCAGTTACCCTTTCTAATGCAAATGACTTTGAACGACAGATCAAGTGGCTTACCCAAGATGTACGCTCCCGTCTCAACCCGACAGGCAAGCTCATCGTTATCGGTACCCGCGTAGCTGCAGTAGATTTATACAAAGAACTACGCTCTCAAGATAGATACCCTGGTGGTCTGGTTCCTTGGACCTATCTGGCTATGCCAGCCCTACTTGAATCTAATGAAGACCCTGACAAGTGGGTTACTCTCTGGCCTTATTCAGACCAACCCTTTGATGGACAACCTGAAGAGCAGAAGACAGAAGAGGGCCTATGGCCCCGCTGGAATGGACGTAACCTTTTCAACGAGCGTCAAGCGATGGATGCCTCTACGTGGGCTTTGATTTATCAACAGCAAGATATATCTGATGATGCAATCTTTGACCCTGTATGTGTGAAAGGCTCTATCGATGGAATGCGAAAAGCAGGTCGATTGGTGCCTGGCAATCCAGGTCATCCCAAAGACCTCAACGGTTTCAGTTTTATTTGTGGACTGGACCCAGCAATGGTCGGAGACACAGCGGCAGTCTGTTATGCGGTTGATCGGATATCTCATAAGCGCTACATTGTTGACGCTATCAAGATTAC